TGCTTGATGTTCACGCATTGCTTGTTCTTTAGCACGACGTTCATCGTTCCAAATGCGCTTCATCTTGATAATCTTATCCTTGGCATCCTTACTATATTTATCAAGGTCATCAACCTCGACTTCTAGTTGCCGGACTTTATCAGGGTCAGAAGGGGTACGATTGCGATCCTCTTCTGGTACATCATCCTCGATCTCGATCTCTATATCGCCACCTGCTGCAAGTTCTTCTACAGGGGTGTCGTTCTCAAGCTCATCAGGGAATTTAAAATCTGGGGTATCTAGTTCAGCCATGTCCGCCTCCAATTAAAACTTACGACGAATACCGCGAGGGTCTTGTACGACTGCCTCAACAGAATCATCATTGATTAAACGAAACTCGCGGTCATGAATGACTAAACGAGTGCCTGCGTTAGGTCTTACGAGAACAAAGTCTCCTTGTTTACACCATGCGCCGTTAGGGAAACGGGTTTGATCTTTGTAACAATCCGGCCCCATTGATACTACAAATAACACTGTAGATAGGACTTCTTCGTTACGCATAGTCTCATCTGACTTAACAATCCCACTGTCAAACGTAGCTTCTGCTTCTGGTATTGCGCACAAAATACGGTATCCAGAAGGTATAGGCAGTTGTCTAGCCCTTTCTTCTACTGTCTTTTGTAAGATTGCCGATAAGTCCACGGCAGCGGATAGATTAACTTCACTCATTGTCTGAGTTCTCCAGTCGTTTTTTAAGGTCTTGTATTACACCGCATGCAGCCTCAAGACCTCGTAACTGTCCGCATACGTATCGGTACTCTTCCATAGATGGCATGTTTCCTCGGGCTAGTCCGTCCGTTAGATACGCCATACGTTCCTTATATTCTTTAAGCAGGAAATCTAAATAGTCCATTATTCTTCCTTATCACCTTGTTCTAACTGTATTTGTTTATTTGCTTCTAACTGCGCAGCGTGTTTAAGCCCATCATGCACTTGGTCTTGCTTCTGTGTATGTTTATCATGCTGCATCTGCGCTACTTGTTTTAGCGCATCGTGGTTACGTTCCGCTTTGCTCTTACGCTCGGCAGACATAATTTGCGCAGCGCTCTTCATTGCATCGACCTGAATTTCTTTCTCTCTCAACGAAGCATCGACCTGCAATTTCTGTAAAGCCAACTGAGTATCTGCTTGATCTTTCTGGGCTTTACGCTGCGCTTCTTGCTGTTTAATCTGCAACTCTTGTTGTTGTAACTGCACCAGAGGATCTTGTGCTTGCTGTGCGGCTTGGGCTTGAGCAGCTTGTGCTTGGTTCTGCATCAGTAACCGTTGCGCTGCTTGCGCCAACATGGGAGCCAATCGTGCTTCAGCCTGTGGGTCAATATGAATATTTTCCCCTGATTCGTCCGTCTGTGGAGGTAAGGTAAAGCCCAACTGATTCTGAATCTCGACACGGTACTGGAAACCCAAATGCTCATTGATGTGCGCCATCATTGCGGACTGTAACTGTTGCGCTTGGGGGTTGTTCTGCAACAACTGCATGATCTTGGGGTCCTGCATAGCAGACATATGTACCGCGATATGCGCTTGGTGGTCCTGATATGCAAACGCTTTTACGGGCTTCATCATAAGAACATTCTGATTCTCCGTAACAGGATCAAGCGGCTTCTGATCTTCTGGCATAGGGAGCAGTTTGGCAGCGTTCTTAATACCCAACACGTCTAGCATCTGACGATGCAAGAGCGGCATGTTATACATCTGTGGAGCAGTCTGTGCCAACTGCAACACGGCTTGGTACTGAACAATCTTTTGTGCCATTGTGCTGGCGTTAGGATCAGATACTGGAATAACATCTACATTATCGTAGTCAGATTTCTTAGCTCTTCGTGATCCAACATCCGGGTCGTAGTCGTAATCCTCGGGTGTGTAGTCAGCAATGATCTTCTTAAGTAACTTTAACTCTTGCTTGAGGGAATAATGAATACGCGCCTGAACCGCAGACATCACTTTCAACGTCCGTTCAAGAATCGCAAGCGTAGTACCTACTGGAGCTTGCGCACCCATGTCCGAAACATCCAGATCGGCAGTATTAGCGAAGCGGCGACCCTCATCAATGATCTGATTAAGCAAGGCCATCAACACTTGGCTAGGTTCTTTATAAGGAAGCGGCATTAGATTGTCGCGTAACGCACCTGACGGTACGTCAACATCTCGCCATTCACCCGGAGCAATAGGTGTATCGTCCCCTTTTACCCGTAAACCACGAGTTTTAAAGCCCCCGGGCAGGTTAGATAGCGTTCCAGCATCAACAAGCTGGCGGATAAGTGATGTTCCCGACTTAGCATATGCACCAATAAGGTGAATTAAGCCAAAACAATAGAAGCCAAAGCCCGGAATGTAGCCATAATGCACAAAATGCTGCCTTTTTTGGCGCAATTCATCGTCTGGTTCCCAGTTTCTACGCACTGAAAGCACTGTTCCAGTGCCTTTTTCAATGGTTACAACGTATGGAAGTGCGATTCCGGTGGGGTTTCCATCCTCATCTACGTCTTCAAACCCCGGTAAATCGAGGTCTACGTGCATCTCTAAGAGCTTAAAACGGTCATCTGTAGAGGCTCTGAACCCCATTTTTTCCGCAATTTTAGCCTCAACTTCATCATCATTGAGGACTTGCGTGGGGTCTCCTAGCTCAACATCGCGGTAAAACCCAGATACTTGTAGACGGCGTAACTCATTCTCTGTCTTACGCATCACATGCGTAATCCGAGGACTTGAAGCCAAGTCCGACGCCCCATAAGGAACAACTATATCTTCCGAGGATATATACATCGCCACTTGGCGGTTCATCCCGGGGTCAAAATATACCTTTTTAAACGCATTACCAGACAGCCCCAAACCCCATAACATACGTTCTGTCTCAGGGCGGTATTCCTGCATCTTATCTGTTAGCTGATAGTTCATGTCTTCCTGAACCCGTTCAGCAGACTGTTTCTTTTCCGGCGTTTCCTTACCTACTACTAATGTCTTAACAGGTCCCTGTGCAGGGAATATAGACATCATTGTTTCTGACTGGAACTTAACAAGCGCCTCAGCCAGCATGGGGTGATACACGCCGCACGCACCTTCCCAAGGTTCAGCACGCATCTCAATCTTAAGCCCCAACAACTCCATCCCTTCTACATATGTCTGTATCCATTCTTTACGTGCAGAGATGTCACTATCGTAGTCAGCTATTAACTCACTAGATAACATCTGCAACTCACTATCTAACATATGCTCGGCTAAGTTATCACTAAACTCATCGCCTCCCTCACGCCCCGGCTCGATGGTAATCTCCATACCGCCCAAGTGCATGGTTACGGAATCAGGGTTCTCGATCTCAATTTCAATCGGCTCATGCTCTTGCGCCGCTGTGTCGATGCCTACGGGGGCAGAGTAAAGTGCTTTATCTATAGCCATAATTAATAGTATCCTTTGCTTCGTTTTGATTTAAACCAACGAATCTCGTCAGGCTCGTCTGTGGGTAAGCGGATAAACCCGCCTTGTCTGAATCGCATGAGCGCCATTGTAGTCGCATCTACTAAGTCATCGTGAGACATAAACGGAAATCCCGCAATCTCTTCAACGACTTCTTCTGCCCAACGTGTTTCTGGAACCCATACCAGCCCGGACTTGATAATATCAGCTACAGAGTTAAGACGTGCTAACTTGTCACCCGACCCACGATGAGGGGTGTACTCCTGTGCCGGAATTCCTGTTCGTCTAAGCTCTTGGTATAGAGCAGTACCGGAAGACTTTTTCTCGACAATGAAAGCGTCAGGCTGCCAGTCCTTGTACTCGTTAAGCGCAAGGTCCTTAAGGTCAGTAAATTCCAGTCGTCGTTTAATACTGTTGAGGAGAATAATGTTGTGGGTATCTGTCTCTTCATTAAAGAAAACTCCCCATGTTGTTAGTGCGGTAAAGTCCGCACGGTTATGTGTTTCCGCCGCAGCGTCCAGCGTCATAATAAGATATTCACACTGGGGCGGATGCTCGCTCTTCCATATATTCCACCACTCCCTTTTAACCACCGCAGCTTCTTCGGCGGTGGGATTCTGTTGATACTGGGCGTTCCACTGGAACACGGGCATGGAAGCTTTAGTCTGGCGCAACACTGCAAGTGGCATCCACTCAGGCCAAAGTGCTGTCTCGTCGTCCGTGCCTTCATTAAATATAGCGGGGAACTCAACTACATTATATTGATCCGCCTCTTCGTTCTGCACCATGTCACGAACAACTTTACCTGTGAGGTCGTCCTGATGCCATCGGGTCTGCACGATAGCTACCCGTCCCCCAGGCATTAAACGTGTTCGCGCTCCGTATGCAAACCACTCGTATGCTTTTGCGAAGACGTCAAAGTTTCCGTTGATGATGTCCTGCTCGTTATGAGGGTCATCAACAAGTAGCAAGTCTGCACCACGACCAGCAAGGGCAGAGCCAACACCACAAGCAAAGTACTCGCCACCACCATTAGTATTCCAGCGACCGGCAGACTTATTATCAGCAGCAAGAGTAACCGTAGGGAAAATTTGCTTGTACTCAGGGTTATCAATTAAGTTCCTCACTTTACGTCCGAAGTCCACAGCTAGGTCTGTAGTGTGCGATACCATCAGCACTTTCTTATCGGGGAATTTACCTAGAAACCATGCGGGGAAATAGATAGAGATAAGCTGTGACTTGCCGTGTCGCGGGGGAATATTTACACATATCCGGCTTTCTTTACCCGCAGCAATGTCCATTAACAAGTCAGCCAAGATGCGGTGATGTTTACCTACCTTATAGTCCGGCTGCATCTTCTTACAGAATGCAATCAGGTCTTCCCGACACTTCTTAGCATCGCGCCGTCTAGTAATCTCATCAATGATAAGTTCTAGTTCCTCGGCATCGCTATCAGCAAACTTATCTAGGTTCTTAGCTAGGAAGCTAAGTTCAGCATCCGTGACGGACGCTAACGGGTCACTCGCTGCTAACATTCTCTAGCCCAAGTTCTTTGTCCAGATCAATGGCTTCACCGTTAACTACAAGCTCACCATCCTTAATATCTTCAGGATACATAAGCTTCTGAATCTTGCTACGGATACTATCTACTAGCTCAGTAGTAGACCGATGATTAACTGTTACCTCGGACTTCTCGGTAAACAAGCCCACATCCGTGATCTTACCTAGCAACTCTAAAGCACGGAGACGGAACTTCGGATCAGGGTTTTCTGACTCTAATATAAGCTTGTTAGTCACAAGCAACCGAATCTGTGCGGCGTTCTCGACTACTCGCACCGAATACTCATTCAGTATGCCATTCACCTCCTTATATATAGCAGGAGTGAAGTTCTTCTTAATAAGTTTCTTATCGGCTTTATCAGGATCACCTGCAAGCTCATACACTACGTCTTCTGCAATAGCACGATCCTCGTCCGTAGACTCTGTATCTAATCCTAATAGTTCTGCTGTTTTACATGCAGCGGCAGCTTTCTCTCTGAAATCCGAAAGGGGAATCGGCTCAAAAGGAAGAGGAATAGATACGTCGGGTTCGATATATAGCTGCATTGTGTCCATGCAAATAAGAAGTTATGCCGAATATATAAATGGAATATTAAGGTGTGTCAAGCTAATCATAACCTATAACATCTTAAGCTAAGTTCTATTAGTAATATATAAAAAATTTTTTATGGCTAGGTACTTAAGAAGGCAAAGGGGGCCTTTTTCAAATATTGGATATTGAGTGTGGGGAATAGGAAAGGCGAATGGGCGCATGGAACCAAATCTAAAAAATGGGGGGTGGGGGTATAGTTTGCTAAGGTTTACCATTTTCTACCATAATTTGACTATAAAGCCACATTATGCGATAATTTGTTACCCTGAACAATGTCACGTTTAGGATCAACCTAAAAGTTACACGGTGTAACTTTTTCCAGCCGAGGATACTAAAAATGCTTACAGTTAAAACTCTTATTGATTCAATTTCACAAGTAATTATTGACGCCGAAAAAGCCGAGGCAAGCCGCTTGAGCGCGCTAGTCGCTGCCATGCAGGAAACTGATTTTGCTACCTTTAAGACTATCTCGAAAGAAGCCGCGCAAGCCTCCGGATTAAAAACGCGTATCAGCGAAGCCCGTCAGATTTTCGGTGCGACTAAATTCAATCTAATAAATGTTACTGAATGTGGTTGGAAAACCGCAGCGACTAGGTCTAGGGACGCGTTAAAAGAAAATGGGATTAAATGGGACGGCACGCCTATCGAAGAGAAAACCGAAGCGGAAAAACAACAAGCCGCTAATAATGCTCTTAGGAAACAAGCCGAAAAAGAACTACATGATCAAGGTATCATTTTAGATGTTACCTCGGATGATTCTATCATGGCGTGGGGAGGGCGTTTACGCGATAAAATGGAACAAATTAAAGCCGCTAAACAGCGAGAATTAATGGAAAAGAAACAAGGTAAAATCCCCGAAGTAGTGGAAAATATACTAGCACAAGGGCTAGATTATGCAGCGGAGTTCTTACAAGTATTAATGGCAGAAATAGCAGCTAAAAATTCTAGCCTTGTTTATGACGCAATGGATTCGCTTGAAGTACAGCAAGCCGCTTAATAAGTTACACGGCGTAACTTTGCCCAACCGAAAAGGTTGGGCTTTTTTACGCCCACGATTTTGAGCAAGCGATACCCCTATACCAGTTCCCTGTTGACGTTAGTAAGCGTGGAAGTTACACGGCGTAATTATGCAGGGGTATTGTTCGGAACAATAGGGGTAATGGAGTATTGTCTAAGTGCATGATTATAAAGTAATGTTCGTAATGTTCGTATTGAACCCACAAAAAACATCAATTTGGCAAACTGGGTTTGTGTGTGCGTGTTTCTATTTTTTGCAGCGAGTTTTGTTTGTAGACCCACACTCATATACTGGGTTCAATACGAACATTCCGAACAAAACCATATAATCAATAACTTACTATTACTCCAATTAAGGTTCAATATGTACAAATACTTTTTAATAAAGTTCAATAGTTACACGGTGTAACTCAAGGAGGCCCCATGCACACCTGCACCTGTGGCGAAGAAATCGACCCACGCCGTTACTTGCTAGGCTACAAATTCTGTTTGTGGTGTGGCGAGGAGCGTGCAAGGGAAGTAAGGCACTGCATCGTGCCAATGAACAAGAGCAACTACATATTAGTAACGAACACAGACGTACTCAAACAACTTAACCCAAAGGAGAACAGAGCATGTTAAACCGCATCGGCTATGGCAAAGGCATTGTAGTTTTTGAGCCAGAACCGCCCATCAAAATTGGGGGTGCATATCAACCGCAGCACGCATACTACTCACCGGATCAAGAGTGGTTGAACACATTCTTTTACGGGCCAACATCTTATTGGGAGACTAAACACATGGATTCTATCTGGGCAATTATCTTTTTACTCGGCTTCGTCGTGCTGATCATGGGAGGTTGAAATGGAAATCATAACTAAAGAACTAAATGGCAAGCCGATTGCGTACACAAGCGAATCAGTCTTCCTCGTGCAGATAGGTCGCGGCAAGAGCGCGTACAAAACCAAGTACTCATTCAAGGGGGATCTTGCGCGTGCAGTGCATTACTTCAACTGCATCAACATCGGGTACGGATACAAAAAACGTCTTATCGCACCATCATTTAACAAGCCCCTGCTTGCTAGGGCGTTTTCGTAACAACTTGTCAAAGATTGACATAGAGTATCAAAGTGTAGTATAATATAGCTTGTAGTATCAGTTTGTTAGTAGTAACCAAGTAACGCAAATCTTGTATTTGCACAAATACACAACCAAGGAGATATACCATGAACGACATAATCAAATCAGCACCAAGCATTTCATCCGCTGCCATGTTAGTAGAGTTAAACATCAGCATGTGGACGGGTCGTAAGCTAGACCGCGAAGTATCAGACGAAATTGATGCACAGAAGCAGGCAACTACTCGTGCAGGTAATTACCATAAGAAGTTATTCCCCGATGAACCGAAGTTTGAGGCAATCGGTAAGAGCATGGGTGTGCTACGTACATTCCACTACGCTAAGACGATGCCTTGGTCGGATTCTGGCCCACGTTTGCTCACAACCCCTATGTACTTTGACTACAACTCGTACATGTCTAACGAAATGATGAAGTTCTACGACTTAGTCGAGGAGTGCGCGAAGGACTTACCTAACATGATTGCCCGTGCCCAAACCAAACTCGGTGCCATGTTCAAAGCAGACAACTATCCCGATGTTGAGGAGTTCAAATCTAAGTTCGGGGTATCGTTAAAGTATTTACCTGTGCCAGAAGTAGGTGATTTCCGGGTCAACGTTGGTAATGAGGCACTGCAATATCTTAACGATAGTTATTCCATGTACTACAAGGAGCAACTAGACAAAGCGTATTCCGATGTATGGGAGCGCACACACGAAGCACTGAAGAGTATGAGTGAGAAGTTAGCAGGTGAGCAGAAACAAATCTTCCGCGACAGCCTAGTAGGTAACGTGCGAGAGATGATTGACTTGCTAGATAAGTTCAACATCACAGGCGATCCGAAGATGAAACAAGCGAAGGTGCAGATTGAAGCAGTACTAAGTGGGGTCACACCGGATGGACTGCGTGAGGACAATGCGTTCCGTCAAGATGTGAAAGGTAAGGTAGACGATCTATTGAAGCAGTTCGAGTGGTAACAACTTAAACCAAGGAGATACATCATGAAACAATCAGCAGACATGTTATTCGCACAGACCTTAGACGAAGTAGTCGATTCGATTGCAGCGACAGGTCACATTGTAACAACTCTTGTACAGGGTCACATGGGTACAGGTAAGTCATCAATACTTAAGGTGCTTGCAAAGCAGTTCCCTACGCATGTGCCGTGTTACTTTGACTGTACGACTAAGGACTTAGGTGATCTTATGTTACCTAAGATACTAAGAGATGATGACACAGACAACTTCGTGAAATTTATACCTAACGAAGAGATGGGTATACATCACAACAAGCCCGTGATCTTAATGATTGACGAGTTTGGTAAGGCGAACCCATCGGTCAAGAATGGCATGATGCGTATCATGTTAGAGCGCACGATGGGTACAAAGAAATTACCCGAAGGTTCTATTATCTTTGCAACGACTAACCTAGGTGCAGAGGGAGTAGGTGACTTGTTGATGCCGCATCATCGCAACCGCATCACAGTAGTGCGGATGAAGAAGCCCACGTCAACAGAATGGATTGAGAACTATGCGTTCAACGCAGGGATACATCCGTCAATGATCTTATGGGTTAAGGAGAATGGCAATCAGTTATTCCAGTCATTCGAGGAAGTGGATAAGCCAGACGATGAGACAGGTGGTAATCCGTATATCTATCATCCGCAAGCACAACGTGCGGCGTTCGTCACACCGAGATAATTAGAGTTAGCATCGCATTGGTTGTGGGCTAAGGACAAGATCAGCGACAACGCACTAAGGTCTAACCTGATAGGCACGATAGGTGATCGTGCAGGTAGCGACTTGGGTGCATACATCCGACTGGTTGATGAGCTACCACGTCAAGAAGATATTAAGAATGATCCCGATAGTGCAAAGATACCAACGTCAGCGTCAGGTGTAGTGATGGTGGTCTACCGCGCACTAGCAACAATGAGCCGTGAGTTTGTCGATCCGTGGATGACATACCTCAGCAGACTAGATAAAGAAGCACAGGGTTTGTTTGCTATGCAGGTACGTAACCCCAAGTATCAGAAACAATCAATCGTCATGACCAGTAAGAAGTTTACCGAATGGTGCATGGCTAACAACTATATGTTCAGCGCAGATAAAAAATAAGGAGATACAAACATGTTAAGCATAGGTAAACAACTTACCGCTGCCCAGCGGTTACATAAAGCAATGACCGACATCATCGGGCATGAAGAGTTCGTGGGGTTGTCAGGTGTTCTTATGATTGGTAAGAAAGAGATAGTCGAGGACATTCCGACTGCACGTACTAACGGGCGTGATGAAGAGTATGGGCGTGCGTTCGTAGATGATCTTAACGATGCAGAGTTTAGGTTCTTAATACTGCACGAGAATTATCACAAGATGTATCGGCACTTAAATACGTGGAAACATCTGCACGACAAGAATCATAGACGTGCTAACAAAGCATGTGACTACGTGATCAACTTAAAGCTAGTCGATACGAAAGCACACAATGCCGGATTCATTAGTATGCCGAAGTGTGGGTTGTTAGATCGTCAGTATGCGGGCATGGATGCACAGCAAGTGTTTGACTTGTTACCAGAAGAAGAGGGTGGTGATGGTGGAGGTGGCGAGGGTAGAGGCGAAGGTGATGGTGGCATGGACGAGCATGATTGGGAAGGTGCAGGTAAGTTAAGCGAGGATGAGATAAAAGACTTAGCTAAAGAAATTGATGAGGCGATACGTCAGGGTGCGGTGCTTGCAGGTAAGGTGGGGTCAGGTGGTCAGCGTGATCTTAACGAGCTAATGCAAACCACGCGTGACTGGCGTGAGCTACTGCGTGACTTCGTGACAACAACTTGTGCAGGTAAGGACTACTCGACATGGCGTAAACCTAACCGCAAGTACATAGGCATGGATGTGTTAATGCCGAGCAGCATCAGCGAGACTGTAGATGAGATCGTGATAGCAATAGATACATCGGGGTCTATTGATGATGTGTTCCTGTCTACATTCTTAGGTGAGGTAGCCGGTATATGTGAACAGATCAAGCCACGTAAAGTTCGGGTGCTGTACTGGGATACGTTGGTCTGCCGAGCCGAGGTGTACATGGAGGATTCGATAAACAACTTAGCACGTAGTACTAAACCTGTGGGCGGGGGAGGCACCGATGTTACCTGTGTGCCAATGTATATGAACGAGTATGGTATCAAGCCAGAGTGTGTGGTTGTCTTAACCGATGGCTATCTAGGTGGGTCATGGGGTGTGTGGTCGTGCCCTGTGTTGTGGTGTATCAAGGATAACAAGTCAGCAAAACCAAGCAGTGGTGTAGTAGTACATATCTAAATTCGAACAGTGTTCGAAAAATTAACCAAGGAGATACAAAGATGAGCGCAGAAACAAAGTTAGTAAAACAGATGTACAAAGACCTTGACGGAATGCAGCGGTATGAAGATATTAAGCAAACGGCACGAGATGCAGGGTGGGCATACATGTTTGATGGTTATCCTGTACCACAAGAGTTACTTGCGTTTGCTACACAAGTTAGGGGGGTGATGCCGAAACTAAAGTTCTTCCCGAACGATACTAGGGGTAGGGTGCTTAATGATGATGCAGGTGCGCAGCATTGGATACATATAGTGGGAGAGTTTGAAGTATATACAGATGACTTCCCCATATCGTTGGGTCGTATAGGCTATAAAGATTATCAGGTGGGTAAGGCTAAAGATTCTTATGGTGTGTATAGCCGTAAGATACAGAACGATAAATTCAAACCATATCGTGGGCAGTACTATATGTCTTTGACTGCTACGATAGATAAAGCAGTTAAGAACGCGTGTAAATATATTGTGCCGTATACACACAGAGAGCTAATGGAAATATGTTACTCAGATATGCAGCACAAGGTATATACAAGTACATCGGTGGCAAAGCAAAAGCTAGAAGAGGCTTTGAGAGATGTATCAAACGGTGGTTATTTGTTAGAAGAGATTTTACATTTGAAGCATTTGGGTGTAGAGTTTAAGACATCAGGGTTCAAGGAACTAGCAAGTAATATTCTTGAGCTTACTGGTAATGTGCAAGAAGAACAATCACGTAATATCATGGGTGTGTTTGTTCGTTTCCGTAGGGTCGGCGATAATGTTTATGCAGACGTATCTACAGCACGCGACTTGCGTAGGAACTATAGCGTGGCTACAGATGGTAAGACAACTTCTTATCGTGTAGATGAACTGCCTAGTACGATTGCCGGAAGTATATCTGTCCTTAGTATCTTAGATGATTATCAGTACGTGCCGCGTGTTGGGCAGAAGATTGACGAGAACACATACTGGATTGAGACAGATGGGAGGGCAGTATGAATACTGAGCAAACACTAGCAGGTATTGTAGGTGCATTAGTATTCATAGTATTACTTTGCGTGATAGGTCTAGTCGATCAACATAATAAGATCGACAGACTTAAGGAAGAGATAGAAGCACAAGCATTAGACAATGCGATATGTGACGAGCGTATTGCACAACTAACTGGACAAAGGAGAAACAAGAAATGAATCCCATTCATGCGGACATTTTACAAGATGCTATACGTAGGTTGGATACACTTAAACTCAAGTACGCTATTCAACTTGAGGATGGCAAGATCGTAGGTGAGTTAGAGATAGCACCTATTAAAGAAGTTAAGGTAAAAGCAGAGAGCGACAGGAACCCCTACAGTATTAAAGAACTACGTGATCTTATAGAACCACAGCTTAAGTTAATAGAAACAGGAGACAGTGCAATCATTGATACGTTGCACTATGATCCTTTTTACTTTGCTAGGACTCTAAGCACATGTTGCCACGAAATATTTGGCGCGGGCAGATACAAGACCAAGCGTTACGAGGCGAGTATATTTGTTACGCACCTAGATAAAAGTAAAAACATTGATGTGTTTATGGAGTGGGATTCATAACTCTATGCTCACCTATAGTATATGGGTATCCCCCGATGCGTCGGTCACTACATTTTGCTATGACGAAGTAGATAGATTTAATCCACAGCTTAGTAAGGACTACGATTCTATTGGGGACATGCCGATATGGGCGCAAGAGAAACTTGCGGTTTTATATATTATGGAGCCGCCTACTGATGATATTAAACCCATCGGTAGGCGGTTAACTAATAATAAGTTTTGGATATTCAAGGAAGAAGATGGTGACGACACCGGAAGGTAAGGTGAAGCGTAGTGTGCGTCAGGTGCTTGATAGGCTTGGCGCATACTATGTGATGCCAGTTACGGGCGGTTATGGTACGCAGGGCGCACCAGACTTTTTAGTTTGTTTCAAGGGAAGGTTTATCGGCATAGAAACTAAAGCAGGAAAAGGACAGCTAACCGAATTGCAGAAGTTAAACCTTAGCAGGTTGATGGACGCAGGGGGTGTGCCAATAGTAGTGCGGGAAGATGACATAGAAATACTTTTACAAATCATGGAGAACTTAGAATGAAGAAGCAATCACAAGTAGCACGCGTAGCAGAACTAATGCAAGCTCAACCCCAAATGTCAGTAGAAGCTATGGCTGAACAGTTAGGTATTCCTAAAGCACGTTTATATGTGCTGCGATCACAAGTTAAGAAAAAGGGGTGGAACTTGTTAGTAGTCACTAACGGAGGTTCAAAAACCGACACGTCTGTTACCACGTACCAAGATATTAATGGACACGCCCCAAACCCCCACGTTGGCCTACTTAAAAATATTGATGCAGTGAAAACAAAGAAAGTGAAAGCTAAACCCGCAGACGATGTACGCGTATGGCAACGCTACCATAAAGAACTTAGCGAGAAGTACGCGCAAGTGTGCAACGAGTTAGCAAGCGCACGGGCATTGTTGAGCCGTGTTCAAGATGAACTAGAACAAGCCAAGATCATGTATCTGAACTCGGAAGCAGTTGTAGAATATCTTGAGCTAAAACTAGCTAAAGCATTTACCCGTAAATACCCTTACAAGGAAGATTAACATGGCTAAAAAGATTGTTGCACCCGCGATTAAAGAGAAAGATACAGGGATTATTATTGAAGCACCCAGTAAAAAGTGGGCGCACGATCAGCTAGAAGCCAAAGAACATATTCCCGACAAGAAAGTAAAGCGCGGTTTCGTTACGAGTGACGATAAGTTTGTTAAGCGTAAGAAGGCTGCGAAGATTGCCAAAGAAGCAGGGCAGATCAAGGATAAAGATATTAAGAAGCTACATTCTTCTGACTTGCGTAAGGCTTCGGGTATAAAGAAAAAGGAGATTAAATGAATGACGACGACCTGAGAGATTTCTTTGCCGCGTTCGCTATGTTAAAGATGGCGTGGCATCGCGGCGAAGAAGACGAAGATGCAAGAGACTGTTACTTCATTGCCGATAAGATGTTAGACGCAAGAAACAAAGATAAGACGGGCATCGCAGGGATAAAAAACAGGAGACAGATGGAATGAAAGCAGATGATATGCAGGTAGGTGGCACACACTATAAAGATATGCTTGTACAACCGTGGGATGTGATGGAGACATTACTTACACCCGAAGAGTTTGTTGGGTTCTTGAAAGGTAACTATCTTAAATATGTTTTCCGTGCCGGACATAAAGGCGAAGCAAGCGTAGACCTTGACAAAGCCAAGCACTATAAGATGAAGCTAGATGAGGTGCTGAAGAGATGAACGAAACTAAAGGAGAAGAACACATGACACAAGATGAAATCATTGAGATGGCAATAGATGCTGATTGGGGCCATGCTTCTGCAAACCTATATGCGCCAGCCCTTGAGCGCTTTGCCAAACTGGTAGCAGAGCATGAGCGTGAGGCGTGTATTGAAATTGCTGAAAAGCAACGCTATGCAATGTACATAAGTTTGACTTCTCACCCACCTCAAAACGGCACAGCAGTGGGAATTGCAAATCAAATCAGAGCAAGGGGACAAGTAGAGGATAAGAAAACATGACCAACCAGAGGGCAAAAGAATGAACGAACGAATTAAGCAACTTGCCGAACAGGCTGAAACCAAAGAAATCGGATATTACTTCTTTGACAAGGAAAAGTTCGCCGAGTTGATTGTGCAGGAATGTATCAACGAGATTGACTACATTGGAAAAGCAAATGAAGTATTTGGTGATAGAACCGATAGGGGTGCTACTGAAAAAGCGATTGAGAAGATTAAAGAACATTTCGGAGTTGAACTATGAACGAACGAACTGATAAGCCTGTTGGCAGATTTGCCAAGTTTACCGATGGTATTTGGCGAGAAGTCACCGATGGTTCTGCGGGAGTGCCTTTGTACGATCATCCTAAAGACTGGGTTGGGCTGACGGATGAAGATATGAAAGACCATAGAACGCATAACTTTGATTTTATTCATGGTGCTAGATGGGCAGAAGCCAAACTAAAGGAGAAGAACACATGAACAACATCTGTCTTGGTTACAAAGCCGGTTTTGATTTGACGACTGAATCTTATCAACTTTGCATCAAGTTAGAAGGTTATGATGAAATGCGTACTAC